TCTTATCCTTTTCAATTTGCAGCTCGGAAACTAGCGCCTCATCAGCGGCCGGTAGCCATAGTGGCTCGGAATCCTCATTCGCGGCCGGCCAGGCGCGGTTTGCGTCGGCCGAATCCGCGGGCGGGTAGTACTCGACGACCCCGTCCTGGCGGTACGCATTAAGCCGGCGGTCGAAGTCTAAGACCGCTGCGCGGATGGCTGCCAGGGTGCCGTCATGGGGTGCAAACAGGTAGATCCGCAGGGTAACGCCCCGGTATAGGGTGCAGACTGCGCCCCACTTGGCCTCCATGATGTCCATTTGCGCCTGGAGCTGAACCGGGCCGCGCCAGAGCGGCGGAGAATCCTCGACATCTGCCGCGGTTAGTTTGGCCTCTAATACGCCCATGCCGTCCAGGATGATCTCGTCTTGCCCCATCACAAAGATGCCGCGCTCCTGGTCTGTGGTGACCCGTAAGCCGCGGCCGTATGCCGTGCCGTCCAGCGAGCAAGAGAGCGGCAGATCCCGGTGCGTAAATGGCTGGTCGTGACTGATGTCAAGATTGTCCAGACCGAGCCGCAGGGCCGCTTGCTTAAGAATGATCGCCTCGAAAGTGTCGCCCCACCCCATCGCCTCATTTTTGAAGTCTTCGCGCTCTCGGCCTTGAATGGCGCCAATGGCCCGCATAAGGGCGTCATTCGGGGTCGCGTATTTGTTGATGCCCATGATCGAAGGCAGCATTGAAGCGCTCGCCTGATCGTCCCTGGTTAATTTTCCGACCATTATTTTTTGCTCCTCTTTTTCAAAACGATTCGATATCTGGCAAAGACCTTGCCGTTTGCAATGACCGCCTCGGTTGTGATTCTGTGCCCCGCCTTTCTCAGCTCGCTGATCCTGGCCGCCAGCCTGAAGCAGCCACAGCCGCGCAGGGCGTCAATCGCTGTCAGCCCTCGGGTCTTGCGCTGAATCAGGGCGTTGAGAATCCACCTCTCCTGTGTCATGGCTGCCCCCTTCTGATCCGCTTCTCCTCTGGCCCGACCCAGCCCATCTTCCGGAATGTCTCCCGGATGTTGGTCTTGGCTGCGACCGTGTAAGGTTTACCATCCAACAAGCTCACAGGGCGAGCCGGTGCCTGGCCCTGCGGCCGTAATTGCTTGATGTTGTCCATGTTTTCCTCAGATCATTAAGACAAGAACAATAAACAGGGCAAAAACAGCCGCCCCCAGGTACTCCAGCCACAGCGGATCGCCGGTGTACTCATCTTTTTTTAAGTAATCTCTACTCATCGCGTGGTGCTCCTCTTTCTAGGTTTGTGTGGAAATCCATCGCCAGCTTTTCCTGCTTGCGCTTGTTGCGGTCGGCCTTGACCGTCGGGTCGTGGGCGATGCCCAAGAGAATCCAGAGCACGACCACGCCCAGCCAGAATCCGATCTTTAAGACCAGCTCCATCACATACGCCCCAGGACTGCGGCCACCTGAGCCGGTCGCCATGTGGTCTTGCCGGTGATGGTCTTAATCCCTCGCGCCTCCAGACCGCGAGCGATCTGGCGCAGCGATCGGCAGCCGAAAGCCTGGAGCTGCCCGACTGTCTGGGCGATCTCCCGGTGCCGCTCTAAGCTCTTCTCCAGCCTGGCCACAGCCGCAGCCCTCGCACCCTTCGCAGGGTCGCCAGACTGCCAGCGCTCACCGCGGGCTTTCTTGGCCGCTAAGGCGTCCCGCGTGCGCTCGCTGATCCGTCGGGCTTCAAACTCTGCCAGGGAGGCCATAACGGTCAAAATAAGCCGCCCTGTGGCTGTGCTGGTGTCAATGTCTGGCAGATCAATAAACCGTACAGAGACCCCAGAATCCACAATTGCGAGGATCATCTTGACATCACGCGCCAGGCGGTCGAGCTTGGCCACGACCAGGACAGCGCCGGAGCGCTTCGCCTCGGCCAGAGCTGCGGCCAATTGCGGGCGGTCTGCGTTTCGTCCTGATTCCACCTCGACAAACTCCAGGTCTGGCGCATGGCCCAGGAATTGCGCCACAGACGCCTGCTGCGCTTCAAGACCGAGGCCAGACTGGCCCTGGCGGTCTGTGCTGACTCGGTAATATGCGAGGTGCTTCATGCTGTCTCCAATACCCAGCTTGCGAACTGTTTAAGCTGCTTTTTGTCTGCGTGGTTTTTCATGGCATTAGCGAGCATACTAATGATTTGGATATTCCCCTTGACGTATCCCTTTTGAGGGTCAATCTTGTCAATGCTAGGGCTCCAGTCATGCGGCTTCCCGTTGCCTTTGATTAGCTTTTTATTAAAGACAGGGCATTTTTCCGGAAGAATCTCTTTGATGTGCAAAGTAAATTCAGCAACAGACTTAAAACCGACGGGGATTTTGTTTCTTTTGGCAAAAAACATTAACCGAGCCGTGCGTTGATACCATTCGTCTTGACACGGAACCCATGTTCCGTTGGTCGTGGCCATGCTTCGCTTAGCCTGCCATCCATTTGCACCGGAAACGGCCTCAATATTTAGGCAGCCACAAGACTTTGTGTTTCCGGTTCTTAAAGACGTTCCTCTAACCCGCGTTTTGTTTCCACAGTCGCAAACGCAATTCCACAGGTAATGCGTCTGCTGTTTCACCTTTGAAAGGCTTTTGACTGTAAGCCTTCCATATTTGTGGCCGGTGAGGTCGATAAAATGTCCCATTATTCGGCATCCTTCACAATTGAGCAGGCAAAGCAGAAGGAATATCCCTTGCCGTCTGCGCTGTCGCCATACCGCATTTCTGACAGATCCCAATCAAGAGCGTGTTTTTTGACTAGCTCCTTGACGGCCTCAAAATGTGCCTCTACGGTGCCGGCCCCGTAAATATAGGGAATTGTTGCTTCGATTGGCTTGCCGCTGTACCGGACGGTATAGGCTTTGATTCGCGAGCCGCGTGTGTTTGTTGGCCCGATATATTTGGTGTGAATTGCTAGCATTTTCAATCTCTCTTTCTGAGTAGTTGAACGATATCAAAGTGATATCGCTGAGGTGGCAATGTAAAGACATTTTCTGGCCGTGTCAAACCGTTTTGCAGATTTTTTACTAGGGGAAACCCTAAATGTTGTTTTGGCGCTTGTCCCTGATATATCATTCCGATATCACAACGGGGGAAAGATGCAAGACACTAGACCGAAAGCCTTCATAATCCGGCTGCGGCCGGCCACCCGGCAGCTGCTAGATCGGGCCGCCCAAGACCAGCACAGAAGCCGCAACAGCCTAGTGGATCAGGCGCTCACCGAAATGCTGGCGGTTAAATACTCGACCACAGAAGACCGCCTGGCGGCTCTCTTGGGGCAAAAATGACCGATATCACGGAGCGGCTGACATACGGAAACGTCCTGGCTGCCCCGTTGCTATTGACCGAGGCGGTCGAGACAATCCAGCACCTCCGCGCAGACCTAGAGCGCGAGCGGCGGTGGATTCGGCAGCTTGAGACTTGCGTGCTGGACAACATACATCGAGACTATGACCGGAAAGACAAGCAGGGATAAGGGCGCCAGGGGAGAGAGGGAGTTTGCGGAGCTGCTGAGCAATGAGCTGGGCCAGGTGGTAAAACGCAAGCTCGGCCAGGCCAGGGACGGCGGCGACGACATCCAAGTCGGGCGCTATCGGATCGAGGTCAAGCGCCGGGAGAAGCTCGCAATCGAGGCATGGTGCAAGCAAGTCGAGGCAGCCTGCACGGTGGCTGCTGACATTGGCGAAGATGGCCAGAGAACCGATTGGGTGCCGGTCGTGGTATTCCGACGCAATGGCGAGCCCTGGCGGGCTGTGGTGCCTGCGATGTGGTTCATCAAGGCCATGCGCGAAGACCTATGACAGAGCCGAATCTGGAGGAATATGCGACTTATCTGGAGCACAGAATCGAAGAGCTGGAGGCGGTCATCATGAAATGCGGCGGTGCAATAAATAACCTAGACGCCCGTCTGATGATGGTCGAGCGGATGCTGGCCAAGATTAAGCACGACATCGAGGGCAAGCAGTACGAAGAAATGAAAATGAAGTGGTGGAATTGATGCCTAACAAGCTCCAGAAGCACATAACCACAAAGTCTGTGGAGATCACCGGGACGATGTGGTGCTCGCATTGCCAGCACAGCCGGCCTAAAGAGGGCGGGGTCTGGAAAACACTCACAGACGGCAAGCGGAGGCGCTGGAAGTGTGCCAGCTGCACGGAAAATCAAAGACAGAGAATGTTAGAACGTGCCGGAAGCTCAGATCAATGACGAGCGCTTGGTCTGCTATGGCTGCGGCAAGATCCACCCTCAAGCGCGCCTTGTTTCGCTATCGGATGGCCGCCAGGTCGGCTCGTATTCGGAAGAGTTTAGACGGCATTGCGAGGCATTATGGGTGTTACGCAAGAAAAGATCCAAGCGCACTCGCCTGGAGTACTTGGACGGCGTCGCTGAGAAGAGGGGTCTTAAAGCTCGTCAGGAGCTTCGGGAGGAAATGTTAAGGATATGGCAGAGCCGGCAAGGGTGATCGAATTTAAGCTGCCCAAGAGGCGGCCCAAGATAGTTGAGAAGGTGGCACCGCCAGATCAGCGGAAGTTTGCCGTCTTGCCAATGGCCGCGGTCATGGACAAAGAGCTCCACGGCTTTACGGTCAAGGTGCTGGCTGTTCTCTGCTCGTATTGCAACAGGGCAGGGTTGACTTGGGTTGGCCAGCAGAGGATCGCTGAGCACCTGGGCGTTGCTAAGCAGCAAGTCGCTAGGGCAATGAAGCAGCTCAGAGAGCGTGGCCATATTGAAGTCGTCAGCAAGGGATTCAGAGGCGAGAAGGCCAACACAACCAGGGTCATCTTTGCCGCTGATATCAGCACAGAGGACGCCATAGCGGTCACTAGCAGCCAGGAAGACACCAGGCCACCAGAGGTTAGAAAGAGGGAGGCTAAGGCGATGACACAGCCGCCAGAAGAGGAATTCACAGAAGAGCAGATGGCAGCCAATCGGCAAAGACTTAGAGAGCTTCTGTCAGGTCTTAAACCAAAGAATCACACCACCCACCAACCAGTCCAGATCGGAGCAATCCTGATGCCAAAAAGAGCACCAAGAGCACCTAAAAAGACCCCCAACATTGACAACACAGAGGTTGTCCATGAAACCCCTTCCATTGACAACATCATAGACAACACAGGTGTTGTCCAATCACAGAAAAACATAGGTATACATAAGGTTTTAAGTCTTTATGAAAACATAATGAAAGATAGGTTTTCATATGTTAGGACAACAGAGACAGACATCAGGTTTGCCGAATTGCTGTGCCAGGTGAAGATGGACGACCGGCGATTCCTGGACGCTTTGGAAGCCCTGAAGGAGCCCAAGAGCCTGGCCAACATCTGCGCAGACCTGATCGAGGGCTGACTGTCATGATCGCAGACGACCGTTTGATCCTGAGACACCACGGCAGGCAGGCATGGGGGTCTGTTGCCGATCGCGATGGGGTGGGTCGAGGCCAGATGGCGAGGCAGTCTGACGGAAGGCGGGCATCCCCTCCCCCCGGGTCACCCACCGGATCGAGGGTGTCCCCCACAATTTTTCCCCATGTTTTCCTCCAGCGGGGTTTGTCTGGCAGACTGCAATACCTTCAGGAAGCGATTAGAGGCTCTCTGTGGGCTTTCTGTGGGTGGGTGGCTACCCTTGCCTAGGGTGGACTGTTTGAGAGGCGTATAGAGCTTATTTTAAGGAGATAGGAATGAATGTGAGTGACCTGTTACACGACTTCGTATTGCAATTACTCCGCCGTGGGTTTACCGTACCCCAGGTGGCTGAAGCTTTGGCTGACCAAAAGGTTAAGCTCATGCAAGCAGATGAGTACCTGTCTGCCAGCAAAGAATCAAAACTAGCACCCTAAGAGGAGATATCACTATGGCGTATGAAATGAAACCTGGGCAAGGGTCTGCCTTTCCGAATGAAAACAAAAAGGAAGACTGGCACGCAGACTTCCGCGGTAGGGTGATGTTGCCAGATGGCAAGACCCATTGGCTTGATATCACTAACCGCAAGACAAAAGACGGAAAGTCCTACATTACCGTAAAGATTGGCAACGAGTGTACTGGTGGTCAGCCGGTCTACTCGGCAGCGCATAAGCCGTTCCCGTCTGAGCATGACCGTGCCAAGGCCAATGGGTTCCAAGAGCTGGACTCTGACGTTCCCTTCTGATGGCCAGGACTAAGTCCCGTATCTCAAGCCAGGTGCCAAGCCTAAATGGCTGGGGTGGGGTGCGCTCGATCTCCCGCA